TCGTAAGATCATTGGTAAGAAGAAAGATGCCAAAGAGTTCGATGTATTTAAGGACAAGTTCGTAGAAGGTGCTTCACGATACATGACTCCTAATGCAGCTAAAGAGCTGTGGCATGACTTCGAGGCTCACGCTGGGTACTCGTTTAACAAGTCTCACGCTGTAGCATACTCTACGCTATCTTACTGGACTGCATGGCTTAAGTATCACTACCCACTTGAGTTTATGTTTGCATTGCTCAAGAATGAGAAGGACAAGGATACTCGCACAGACTATCTAATCGAAGCAAAGCGTATGAACATTCCAATTCGCCTGCCTCACGTCAACGATTCTGACATGGACTTTAAGATTGAGGGTAAGGGTATTCGATTTGGTCTGTCTGGAATCAAGTTTATTTCAGATAACATTGCTTCTAAGTTTATCGAGGCACGGCCATTCAACTCTTACGCAGAGCTAGAGCAGTTTACTGTGCAAAAGGGTACTGGGGTAAACACAAGATCCCTGCAAGCTTTGAGAATTGTCGGTGCTGCAACCTTCCCAGACAATCCTCGAAACGATAATGAAATTAAAGAAAACCTATACGAGTACCTAAACCTACCAGAATTCAACATTACGGTTCCTTCTCACTATCACGCATTTATTTCCGAGGTAGATGAGTTTGAGGAAAAGGGTTCGTTCATTTTGATGGGTATGGTGAAGGGCATTAAGAGAGGAAAGGGGTGGTCTCGTGTTGAGATCCTTGATAAGACTGGCTCTGTCGGTATATTTGATGAGGAGCAAACCAGTATTGAAAGTGGGAAGACGTACATTCTCTTAGCTAGTGACAACAGGATTGTCGCTGCTATACCTGCCGACGAGGCAAGGGGCTCAGATTCTGCACTAATTAAATTCTTAAACTATCGACAGCTACCTTTTACAGAAGAAGAGATGTACGTTGTGTCGTTTAAGCCACGCATTACAAAAGCTGGAAAGAAGATGGCAACACTAACCGTAGCAGATGCTTCTAGAGACCTGCACTCAATTTTAGTGTTCCCTACAACATTTGCTAAGGCATACATGAAGATTCAGGAGGGGACGGCATACAAGTTCTCTTTCGGAAAAACAAAAGATGGGACAGTGATATTAGATGACATACTTGGATGAAATGGCAGATCATCTGCACCAAGTCGCAACCGAGAAGGGCTTCTGGCCTGAGCAGGTTGATGATATTTTCATTACAAAACAATTAATGATGGTTGTTTCAGAAGCCGTAGAGGTCATGGAAGCAATTCGTAAAGACAAGGGTAAGCAAGAGGTAGCAGATGAAATGGCAGACATCCTTATCCGCACGCTTGACTTATACGCTGGATTAGTGGAGAATGGTTACACAGATATTTCTCTAGACAAAGCTTTAGAGGATAAGGTTAGTTTCAATAAAGGCAGACCAGAGAGGCACGGTGTTAGATTTTGACAGTAACAATTGAAGAGGCTTTAGCACAACTAGATCCCAAAATTAGAAAGACCCTCGCCAACGGAGTGGGCATCTCTATTGAGAAGCAGCCGACTCCTAGCTTTGGCTTGAATAAAGCATTGGATGGTGGCCTGCCTTACGGACGCCAGGTTCTTATTTGGGGAAGCAAGTCCAGTGCCAAGTCCTCTATGTGTCTGCAGATGATTGGCATGGCTCAAAAAGAGGGCAAGCTCTGCGCCTGGATCGATGCTGAGATGTCATACTCTGAGGACTGGGCTATTAAGCTAGGGGTAGACCCAGAGAAGCTGATCTACTCACAGGCTCGTACGATCAACGAGATGGTAGATGTCGGGGTAGCTCTAATGGAGGCAGGAGTAGACTTAATTGTAGTGGATAGTATTACATCCCTACTACCCGCAATCTACTTCGAGAAGGGCACTGAGGACCTTAAGCAGCTAGAAAACACTAAGCAGATTGGTGCGGAGTCTAGAGACTTTAGCAATGCTTGGAAGATGATTAACTATGCAAACAACAAGGTTAAGCCTACTCTGTTTGTTTTAATCTCTCAGTCTAGGAATAACATTAATGCAATGTACACTAGCCAACAGCCTTCTGGAGGTCAGGCAACCAAGTTCTATTCTTCTACGGTTGTCAAGTTGTTCTCTTCTGAGTCTGACAACCAAGCACTCAAGGGAAAGATCCCAGTGGGAGACAAGCTGATTGAAGAAAAGGTTGGTCGTAAGATTCGCTGGGAGCTTCAGTTCTCTAAGACTTCCGCTGGGTTCCAGTCTGGAGAGTACGACTTCTACTTCAGAGGTGAAAACATTGGGGTAGACCAGATCGCTGATCTAGTAGACACTGCTGAGCTTGCTGGCATTGTAGAACGTACTGGTGCTTGGTATATTCTGCCAGACGGCAACAAGGTTCAGGGTAGAGACGGATTTATCAACAAGGTAAAGGAAGATCCAGAGTTGCTCGAGTCAATTAAGGAAAAGCTAAATGGCTGATAGATATACGATATATCAAGGACATTTTGTATGTCATACATGCAAAAAGGATGTGCACAGTCTTAGGCACTATGTTGCTGCTAAAGAGCTTACCTGGCTTTGCTCTGATAAACACCTCAGCAAAGTCAGTCTGGAAACCAAAAAGAAGAAGAAGGACTATGACAGAACGCAGTGAGAGTAAACGCATTGGTGCTAAGCAACACAAAAACTCTGGACGTAACACCAAAAAGGGTGATGCGACTTGGGAAAACTTTTGCGTAGACTTCAAAGAGGTAGGCAAGAGCTTTACTTTAAATAAAGATGTATGGGCAAAAGCTACTACGGATGCATTGCGTAATAAGCTAGACCCTGCTATAGTAGTAGTTATTGGTGAAACACAAAAAACAAGACTGGCAGTTATCGAGCTGTCATTGCTAGAACAACTGTTAGAAGAGAGAGACTAATGAAAATCTTAATGCTGGATATTGAAACCACACCTATGCAGGTATATGCCTGGGGCCTGTGGGACCAGAACATTGGTATTAACCAAATTATTAAGCCTACCGAAATGATGTGCTTCGGTGCTAAGTGGCAGGGCAAGAAGAAGGTTACCTTCAAGTCTGTCCACCACGATGGTAAGAAGGCGATGCTAGAAGAGCTACACGCCATGATGGAAGAGGCAGATGCGCTTGTGGGCTGGAACTCAGCAGCCTTTGATCACAAGCATATCAAGAGAGAGTTCCTTGAGAATGGTATGGCCCCACCATCAGTAGTCAAAGACCTAGACCTTATGAGCGTTGTTAAGGCTAACTTTAAGTTCCCATCCAACAAGCTTGACTACGTTGCTCAAGCTTTGGGTGTTGGTGCTAAGTTTAAGCACTCTGGCTTTGAGCTGTGGATTGACTGCATGGCTGGAGACGACAAGGCCTGGCGTGAAATGAAGAAGTACCAGATCCAGGATGTCGTTTTGCTCGAGGAATTGTATCAGGTTCTCCTGCCTTGGCTACCAGGAGCTAGTAGCGTGACTATTAAAGAGAAGCGAGAGATCGCAGATCCCGAGAAGATGGTATAATAGATCAATGGAAAATAAGACAACAATTGATTTAGTAAATGGTCTAGCCGAGATTAATGAGTACATGCAAGACGAGGAGCTAGAGCACGCACTAGTTATGATTTCTAAGCTAATTACAAAGCCAGATGTCCCAATTAATGTAGCAACTGTTGAGATTGTTCGTCTACAAGCTATTGCTGCCAAGATGGCTTTTAGAGCCACTTGGATGGCAAACGTAGATAAAGGAGATAGGCCGAAAAAGAATCTATACTATACAGCAGCAGAAGCCATTAACAATATGGTCTCAGCACTGAAGTATATTACTCGGTAATACGATATGTCAAAAAATTTATTGCAGCAGGTTATGGGCAGTCAGTCTCCCAAAAACAATGGGCTAGATGGTCTTATTGAAAAGATCAACTCTGGCTACATTGCTAAGCGTGGTCCTAGGCACCAGCAGAAGAAGAGCTTTGCTCCATCTACTATTGCCTATGGGCACGGAGAGTGTCCTCGTTATTGGTATCTGGCCTTCGAGGGGGGTACCTTCGAAGACTACGCAGATGCATTCGCTGGTGCAAATATGACTAATGGAATTAAAGGTCACGAAAGAATTCAACAAGCAATCAGAGACTCAGGCATTCTTATTCAAGATGAGTTTAAGATTACATATGAAGATCCACCCATCTTTGGATTTGGTGACGCCCTTGTAGAATGGGAGGGCGAGGAGCTTCTTGTTGAAATTAAGACAGCTATGCAAGAAGGTTTTGAGTATCGTAAAAGAACTAGAAAAGCAAAGCTTGGACACCTTGTCCAGATTCTAATCTACATGAAGATTCTGAAGAAGGCTAAGGCTGTCCTAATTTATGAGAACAAAAATAACCATGAACTGTTGGCAATACCAGTCGAAGTAAATGATTATTTTAGAGGTTGGGTAGACCAGACATTTGAGTGGATGAGGACAGTTCGTAAGGCTTGGGAGAACAAGACCATGCCTGAAAAGAACTACCGATCCAACTCAAAGATCTGCAAGACTTGTCCACTAAGGGCGGTATGCGATCAAGCTGGTAAGGGAGAAATTGAAATCAAGTCTCTGGAGCCTATCGATGAAGCATTGTCAATGGTGTGATGATTCCTTTGAATCAAAAGTAAAGTATCAGATATACTGCACTCCCGAATGTAGGGAAGAAGCAACAAAAGAAAAGATTGCTCAAAGGTATGCTATTGCTAGACGCAACAAGAGGATCAGTCAAAATAGAAAATGCAAGAGGTGTGATCAACCACTTTCAGCTTACAATGATGATCAGATTTGTTTTTCTTGTGTGATCAATCCGAAAGATGTTTCTAAAACATTGAAAGAGATTAAGGGCATGGCAGATGGTAAATCTGAGCAAGCTTAATCCTCAGCCAAAAAACATTTGTTCTATCGATGCTAGCACAAACAGTTTGGCTTTTGCTATCTTTGATTCAAAAGAATTAACGGCTATCGGTAAGATTAATTTTAAGGGGGCAAACACTTATGAAAAGGTCACTGATGCATCGGCTAAGACAGCAGCTTTCTTCAAGGCTTATGGAATTCCAGACTCGGTTGTCATTGAACACACTGTTTTTATCAATAGTCCAAAAACTGCAGCAGATCTTGCCTTAGTGCAGGGGGCAATCCTCGGAGCAATGGGGGTAGCTGGAGTGGACAACATTAAGTCTATTAATCCAATTGCTTGGCAAACCTTTATTGGTAATGGTAGGCTAAACAAAGAAGAGAAGAAGTTGATTAGAGATGACACACCTGGGAAGAGTGAGTCATGGTACAAGTCTAAAGAGAGGGAGCTGCGTAAGCTTCGCACAATGCACTTTGTCGAGATTCAGTACGACAAGATTCTCTTAGACAACGATGTAGCAGATGCCATTGGTATTGGGCATTATGCAATTAACAACTGGGAAAAGCTGAGTTGACAGGAGTTCTTATGGCTGCTAAACTATATACTAATCAGGCGTGGCTTAAAAAGCGTTATCAACTAGATCGCAAAACGCCACAGGATATTGCAAAAGAGTGTGGGGTAAGCGTAGAGACTATCTATGTTTACTTAGCTAAGTTTGGATTAAGGAAGTCAAGACGTTGAGAATAATTAAGCATTTTATTAAAGTTGCAAAGATGCAAATAATTAGAGTTACATGCAAGCATGAGAGTTCGCATGAAGCATCTTGTCCTTTTACGGGCATGACATATATCAATTGTATTAGGTGTTGGAAGAGACTAGGGGTAGTACCAACTGATGAGCAAACAAACAGAAAATAAAATTACAGAAGTTATGGCCAACATCGAGGGGATGTTGATCGCAAAGAATAGGGCCTACGGAGACTCAGCCCTAGATCCAGTCAGGGTATTCTCTAAGCAGGATAACATCGAGCAGCTCTATGTTCGTATTGACGACAAGCTTTCGAGGATCCAGAGGGGTCACGAATATCCTGGTGATGATACTATTTTTGATTTGGTAGGGTACTTGGTACTACTGCTTATTGCAAAGGAGAGAGATGAGAAAGTATAGTGGAGAAGAGCACCTGTCTTTTGATGACATTCTACTGGTGCCACAGCATTCTGGAATTTCCAGTCGTAAAGATGTAGATACATCAGTATCTCTGGGTAGGGGAAGCAAAGCTTTTAGGCTAGGAGTTCCTATTGTGGCAGCTCCCATGGACACTGTCTGCGAGTGGGAGATGGCTGTGGGTATCCGTCAAGCTGGTGGTATTGGAACTCTGCATAGGTATATGCCAATTAGTGAGCAGGTTCGTCACGTAAAGATGGCAAGGGCCAATGGGACAATCGTTGGAGGATCTGTTGGTGCAGTGGGTCAGTTCGAACTCGACGCATCAGATCTGCTTGAAGCTGGAGCAGCATTTATTCTAATTGATGTTGCTAATGGACACAGCGATCACGCGGTAGAAGCAACTAAGAGACTCCGTAGAATGATGGGCAAAGACATTCATATTATGGCAGGCAATGTTGCAACGTGGCAGGGATATGAAAGGCTGGCAGACGCTGGTGCAGATTCTGTTCGCGTAGGCATTGGTGGGGGCTCTGCTTGCACAACTCGCGTTGTTACTGGACATGGCGTTCCCACTCTTGCATCCATTATGGATATTCGTAATAATTTTAAGTTTGGCGAAGGTCCAGATATTGTTGCCGATGGTGGAATTAGAAACTCTGGAGATGCCGCCAAGGCTCTTGCTGCTGGTGCTAACGCTGTAATGCTTGGCAGAATGCTGGCTGGAACAAAGGAGTCTCCTGGCGAGATCATTAATGGTCGCAAGGTATTCAGGGGCATGGCTTCTGCAGAAGCTCAGCACGAAGGACGTGGCACGGTTTCTGGGGTAGAGGGAATTGCTACAACAGTTCCCTTTGTCGGAGAGGTCTCAGACATCGTAGAAGAGTTTGCAGCTGGTCTAAGAAGTGCAATGTCTTATGCGGGTGTGGATAACCTTGTTGACTTCTACCACGAGAGTGTGTATAATAGAGTATCGAGTAATTCGTTAAACGAAACGAAACCACACGCAAAGGAGTAAGATGCCTCGTCGCAAGAAGGTAGCATCAAAACCAAGTCCGTTTACTATGGAGCCTTACATGGAGGCAGATGGCTTTCCCATTAATGCTGGTGACATTGTTAAGGTTAAGGGCGAATACGGAACTAAGTTCCAATTTCGTGGAGTAACCACAAACACCCTGACAGGCGCTACTTGGGTTGACTGCTTCGAAATCTTTAGGGGTAAGCCTCAGCAGTTCCGTGCATTTAAGCAGGACAGAATCAAGCGAGTGCCCCAGCGTGGAAAGCGAGCAAAGCGTGTCAGCAAATCCTGAAGGCGAGCTAGTACAACATCTAGACACAGTAAACAAGGTTGTGGGAGAATACCTAAAGGGTAGCGATCCCACAAAGATTTCTAAGCAGCTGTCTATCCCACGCACAAAGGTTGTGCAGTACCTTAATGAGTGGAAGCAGATGGCATCAGCTAATGATGCGATCAGATCTAGGGCCAGAGAAGCTCTCACGGCTGCTGACGAGCACTATAGCAGACTGATAGCTAAGTCTTATGAGGTTATAGACGATGCCGACACAAACGGGGACTTGAGATCAAAGGCTGGAGCCATCAAGCTAGTTATGGACATCGAGTCCAAGCGTATTGAAATGCTACAGAAGGCTGGTCTTCTAGAGAACAAAGAGCTGGCAGAAGAGATGATGGAGATTGAGCGTAAGCAAGATATCCTAAAGCGAATCCTTATGGACGTTGCTAGCGAGCACCCTGAAATCAGGGACAAGATTATGAAGAGGCTATCTGAGGTTGCAAGCGGAGGAGAAACCATTACGGTGGTCCACGATGTTTGATGATTTTATGGAGGTGCTGGCCGATAGCCCATTTGAAGAAGAGCCAGTAGATGCCAAGACTTTTGTGGAAGGCGAAGATTATTTGGGGCAGCCACCCCTTTCTGATATTCAGTATGACATTGTTAGAGCAATGAGTCAGATCTATAAGAAAGATGATTTAATTAAACTAATGGGCTTTGAAGAGGGCTCTAGGTTTTATAAAAAGTACACCAAGAACGAAATCATTCTGCAGCTAGGCAAGGGTAGCGGTAAAGACTTCGTATCTACCGTTGCTGTAGCATTTATCGTATACAAGCTTCTATGCCTTAAGGATCCAGCCAGGTACTACGGTAAGCCATCAGGTGACGCTATTGATATTATTAACGTTGCTATCAACGCACAGCAGGCCAAGAACGTGTTCTTCAAGGGCCTAAAGACTAAGATTGAAAAGTCCCCATGGTTTGGTGGCAAGTACTTTGCAAAGATGGATTCGATTGAGTTTGATAAATCTATTACTGTTTATTCTGGACACTCAGAGCGTGAGTCTCATGAGGGTCTAAACCTTTTGGTTGCAGTGCTCGATGAGATCTCTGGTTTTGCCAATGAGGTTGGTACTGGTAATGAGCAGGGTAAGACTGCAGATAACATCTACAAGGCCTTCCGTGGTACTGTAGACTCTCGCTTTCCCGATCTAGGCAAGGTAGCCCTTCTATCCTTCCCACGTTATCCTGGAGACTTTATCTCCACCAAGTACGACGATGCCATTATGGAAAAAGAGGTTATCCAAAGGCACCACACATACGTAATGAATCCTGATATTGGAGAAGACACACCTGGGAATACTCTGGATATTACCTGGGACGAAGATCATATCATTACTTACAAGTATCCAAACATGTTTGCTCTTAAAAGACCAACCTGGGAAGTAAACCCAACAAGGTCTATTGATGACTTTAAACTAGCATTCTTTACTGACATTGGGGATGCCATGATGAGGTTTGCCTGCGTCCCCACCTTTGCTTCTGATGCATTCTTTAAGCAGCAAGAAAAGGTTAGATCAGCAATGACGGTTAGGAATCCACTAGATTCCTTTAGAAGATTTGATGAGAACTTTAAGCCCGATCCCGACAAAAAGTATTACGTACACGCTGACCTTGCTCAGAAGCATGACAAGTGTGCAGTGGCGATTGCCCACGTAGACAAGTGGGTAAGTATTCAGGTAATGAAAGATTATGAGCAGGTAGTGCCTGTTGTAGTCGTAGATGCCGTTGCTTGGTGGGAGCCAAAGGTTGAGGGACCAGTAAACCTTTCAGAGGTTAAGCAATGGATTCAAAACCTGAGAAGGCAAGGCTTTGATCTGGGCATGGTTAGCTTTGACCGCTGGCAGTCATTTGACATTCAGAATGAACTCAAGGCTGTTGGCATTAGAACTGAAACGGTATCGGTAGCAAAGAAGCACTACGAGGACATGGCGATGCTTGTGTATGAAGATAGGCTAGCAATGCCGTCGATCGAACTTTTATTTGAAGAGCTAACACAGCTTAAGATTATGAAAAACAACAGGGTGGACCACCCTCGTAAAAGCTCTAAGGACCTTGCTGACGCTGTCTGTGGTGCTGTATTCGGTGCCATCTCTCACACCCCTCGTGATAACTTTGGAGAGGTAGAGATTCATACTTTTAGAGACAGACCCAGGAGAGATGTTGCGGATCTGCCAGATAATGTGATAAACTATAAGCCTAAAGAAATGACCGAAGAGGTCAGAGATTACCTTGATCAATTCAAGATGATCTAAATATTGGGTATATTTTCAGGTTTGACCACTAGACTTTGTGTAAAGGGAGAGTATAATTGTTACCTATTGACATCGTTTACTTCTCAAATTATTCGGGGAATACCCACAGATTTGTAGAAAGGTTAACAAATGGAAATGGGGCTATTAGGATTCCTCTTAGTCGGACTGATCGTGGTATTACCGTTGATCAGCCTTTTGTCCTTTTTGTACCTACTTATGGAGGTGGCGAAGGACGAGCAGCAATACCCAGACAGGTACGATCTTTTTTAAACGTTAGAGAAAATCGTGCTTTGCTTCATGGAGTGGTGGGGTTTGGGAATACAAATTTTGGTGAGCACTTTTGTAAAGCAGCTGACTTAATTAGTGCAAAGACAGGTGTGCCAGTCATTGCAAAGGTAGAAATTTTTGGCACAGATGACGACGTAAACAAAGTAAAAGAAAGGCTAACGCTGCTTTATGGACAAGAACTATAGTTACCACGAGTATAACGCAATGCTAAATCTGTATGATGCAGATGGCAAAATTCAATTTGACAAAGACAAAGAGGCAGCCAAGAGATATTTTCTTGACCACGTAAATCAGAATACTGTATTCTTTCACAGTCTAGAAGAAAAGCTAGAGTATCTTGTAGAAGAAGAGTACTACGAAAAAGAGCTGATTGATTCCTATGACTTTGAGTTTATTAAGTCTTTGTTTAAGCAAGCATATGCACACAAGTTCCGCTTCCCCACATTCGTAGGGGCGTATAAGTTTTACACCAGCTATGCACTAAAGACATTTGATGGTAGTCGTTACCTCGAAAGGTTTGAAGACCGTGTCTGTATGAATGCCCTCATGCTTGCTAAGGGCGACAAAAAGCTTGCTCAGGATCTCGTTGATGAGATTATCTCTGGGCGATTCCAGCCAGCTACACCAACCTTCCTTAACGCGGGCAAGAGGCAGAGAGGCGAGCTTGTGTCTTGCTTCCTGCTTCGTATCGAAGATAACATGGAGTCGATCTCACGCGGCATCAATTCTTCGCTGCAGTTGTCGAAGCGAGGCGGGGGTGTAGCTCTTAACCTAACCAACCTGCGTGAAGCGGGGGCACCAATCAAGAAGATTGAGAACCAGTCTTCTGGTGTGCTGCCAGTAATGAAGCTATTAGAAGACAGCTTTAGCTATGCCAATCAGCTAGGAGCCCGTCAGGGTGCTGGTGCAGTATACCTTAATGCACACCACCCAGACATCATGCAGTTCCTAGACACAAAGCGTGAGAACGCAG